TCCCATGAGATTTTGACAGGCATCGGTTATGCTTGTAAAAATGTTTGGGGCGATAACTGGATAGCAATTTACTAATTTAAGGAGAGAAATGTTATTTATTGATAAGAGAAAAGGGGACATGGTACCCAATCATGAAATTATTCCAACGCCTAGCATTGGTCTTAATCGTGCCCTTGGTGGTGGTCTATACACTGGTGCTACCCATCTTTTTTGGGGGACACCATCCGTAGGTAAGACTACGATGTGTTTTAGAATTATTGCTCAAGCTCAGCAGATGGGGTATAGGCCGGTAATTGTTGATTCTGAGTATTCGTACTCAGAAGAGTATGCTGGTAAGTGCGGCATTGATACTGACGATGTTGTGTTGATCCAGTCCACCGTGGTAGAAGACATTCTTAGGCACCTGATTGGGTACCTTAATCATCCAGATGAGAAGCATATCTTCTTGTTTGACAGTTTGTCGAATATTGTGAAAGAAGAGTTCTATGATAAGCCTGATGGCGGTAAGGCTATGGGCTTGCAGGCACGCTCTCAGGGCTACTTCTTACAGAAGCTGGTTAATCATTTGCACAAGGAGAAGAATATCATGCTCTTTGTGGCCCACCAGACTGTTGATCTGAGTGGAATGTACGCTGTAATGAAGGCAAAGATGGGTAATACTGTTCATCACAATATGCACAATATTATTAAGTTGTTCCTGTCCATGTCTCAGAAGGAGATGGAGAGGGAAGACAGGACGAACAAGATTACCAGTCAGCGTGCTACTTGGACAATTGAGAAGACTAAGCAATTACCTACAATCGGCACTCAGGGGTACTACTATGTTCTCCCGCAGGAAGGCAGGATTGACGTAGAGCGAGAACTGATTGAGATGGCTGTTGAAAACGACATAATCCAACGTAGAGGCGCTTGGTACAGTTTTGGTGACCAGCGTTGGAATGGTTCTAGCAATATTGAGTTGACCTTTGAGCAGCAAGAGCAAATTTACGATCAGTTAGTTGGAGCGACAAATGAAGCGTGACGAGAATCAGGAAGCTAAGCGTGATAAGGCTAAGCCTGTAAAGAACTCCGGTCGGGGCTTTAGAAAGGGCGATGCTACTTTTCATCGGTTTCTTCTAGACTATAAGCATAATGGCAACACTTTTACTTTAAGTCGTGCTGCTTGGATTAAGCATCGTAAAGATGCTTGGAGAAGTCAATACAGATATCCTTGCATTTCTGTTGTTTTGGGAGAAGATTCCGATACTAAGGTTGCTATAATTGACTGGGAAGTTTTTAAGGAGTTGATACGTGACTCAGATTACGAATGAGGAATTGTTCCAAATGGCATTTTATTATGCTGTTGGAATTCTTAGCGGGATGGAGTATTACGAAGATATTCCTGAAACTGACCTTGTAGATGACATTCTGCAAAGAGCAGAAGATATTATCTTGGAACAACGTAGAAATCATGAAGAAGGTTGAGAGGCACGGCATTTTCGGTTGGATTGCAACAGCGGTTGTCGTATTTATTTACGATTACTGGGCAATACATGGTAAGCATCAAACAATGTCTAGTGCGTTTAAGAATGGTCTTGCTAGAAAGACTACGGTGCTTCCGACGTTTGTGGGCTGGGCTATTTTGACATGGCATCTGTTCAGGCCAGAATCTCTGAGAAAAACAGATTTATTTTCACTTATAGTAGATAGGAAGGTTGTTGAGTAATTTTTTTATAGACATAGACAGAATATCTGAACTTATGGGCGACCAGGCTGATGAGTTCATTGAGTGCATGAAGATTGTGCAAGATATCATTGATCGACCAGAGACCTATGTTGGTGGTCAAGCAATTAGGTACGCTAATCAACTTGCGGCCTACAGGACCACTATGATTATTAAGTCTCAGATGTATAAGCGTAAGTCGTCAATGATGGTTGAAGAAGATAAGTTTACCAATGATATTTGGAAGACTATGTACGAAGCTTTGGGCGAAAACATTAACGTATTAAAACTAGCTGCTAGAACAGGAGTGTCATGAAGTCATTAGGTGCATTAAGAAAGACAGAAGAAAAGAAGGCTGTGGTTGAGTCTGAGCAACTTACAGGCTCTCAGATGGAAGACTGGCTAGTTGAGAATATTGACGTAGATCTTCAGAAGCGCAACGAGCCGGTATATAAAAAGGTTGACTATTTTAGACCCAGTAGCACAAATCAGTGTGCAAGATACTGGTATTATATGTTTGATGGAGTTACTTACACACCTTCGTTCTCTTCTCAGACTTATCGTATCTTTGACAATGGCCACGCTGTCCATGATCGGTTATATTCTTATCTTGATAGTATGGGTATTCTTGTCGCCTCTGAGATACCGATCTCAAACGATGACCCACCAATCCAAGGAACAGCCGATGGAATCATCGAACTGGACGGTAAGAAACTAATTGAGTTAAAGTCAATCTCATCTGAAGGCTTTCATTATCGCCAGTTAGCACATAAGCCTAGCGATGACCATGTGCGTCAGGCTAATTTGTACATGCACTGTCTTAATTTAGACTCTGGGTTTGTAATTTACGAGAATAAGAATAATCAACAAATTTTACCTATATATATTGAACGTGACGACGCTTTTCTTGATAAACTATTTAAGAAGTATAGGAAGATCTATCAGAGCGTACAAGATGGAGTAATTCCTGATCGTCCTTATAAAAGGACATCAAAGCACTGCGCTAATTGTGATTTAGCAAAAATGTGCTGGTCGGAAGGCAACGTTGAGCAAGAGTTCGAGTCATTTTGAACCGATACCGTGTAAGAATGAGGGGTGCGGGAGAATCTTTGTACCAAAAACGTACAATGCGATCTTTTGTTCCCCAGATTGCAGAAGAATTGTCACAAACAAAAAACTTCTTGACAATTACTACAAGAACAAAGAGAAGAAAAATTCAAAAAGGACTTGTGAAACTAGAGAATGCAATACTATACTTTCCTCTTACAATAAAGAGGATATTTGCGAAAGGTGCAAGAGAGAGCGATATATAAAAAGACTTGTCTCTTGGGGCTGGGATGAAAAGAACCTGAGAGATGAGTATCGTTAAAGTTATTAATCAACTTAAAACTATTCGCCTTCTGGCGGTAGATCCGGCTTCTCATTCTCTTGCTTGGTCAGTCGTTGATCTTGAATGGAACAAGTTTTCTGTAGTTGCAACCGGGAAGATTGACTTTAAATCTCAAAAAGAGGTTTCTAATAAGTTTTCAGCTATTAGGCAGGGGTTAAAAGAAGTATGCGAAGAACACAAGCCGACACATGCAGCTATAGAGCAATCTGTCTATATTCAGAACTTTCAGTCAAGCAGGATTCTTTCTTATATTATTGGATACTCATGGGGGGTATTGGATGACTATTGTGGCGATGTTTGTGATATCAATCCTCTTATCTGGAAAAATAAAATTGGGTACAAGAACGTTTCTAAAGATGACAAGAAGGAGATTGAGAAAAAACATGGCACTAAGGGTCTTCAGAAAAGACTCACTGAGGAGCGCAAGACTCGGGTGAAAAGAATCATTGATGCTCAGGTAGGTTGCTCTACAGATGATGATGACATAAACGACTCTCTGGGCATCGCTCTGTGGTATTATGTAGATCGTGGCTACGGAACCATACAAGGATAAGCAGTGGCTATACGATCATTACGTCAAGCGTCGCATGAACTTGACGGACATCTGCAAGAGGCTTAAAGAAAGCTACAACATTGAAGTTACTCCTCAGGCAGTTTATAACTGGGTGAAGAAGTATGATCTTCTTAAGTACAGGGGTAAAGGTCGAAATCTAGGTCAGACAAGTATGAGGAGGCCCAAGTCTCCAATGCAACAGGCTGTAGAGAAGAAGCGTCGTGAGATGCAGAAGATTAATAGACAAAGAAAGAAAGGCAAAGGATTTTGAGAAGATCTGTTAACACTAAAGACATTGCAACTTTTGCAAAGCTTGATATGATTTACAATCAAATTAGATTGTTAGAGGCTAAGCAGAACCAGACGGAGTATAAGTGTCTTGGTTCTGGCAAGTGCTGTTCGATTGGTCTAAACATTCATATGGCTGAGTGCGCAAGCATTGCTTTTAATCTCCGTCAGCAGTATTACCTTTACATGGAAGACAAAGGTATGGATTACGCTGATGAGTGGATGAGTAGCGTAGTTGATGCTCTCAAGGAGGCTATGTACGATGAAGACTGGCAGGTGGGCGGCGAGACTACCCGCAAATGTGTTTTCTTTAAAGACGGCTGCACGATCTACGGCTTTAGGCCGATGGTCTGTAGGACGTTTGGAACTATTAGCGCGGTAGATGATTACTGTCCTAGAATTAGAAATCCACACGGCCAGATTGATTACTTTGCCGGTGAGGGTGTAAGAAAGATTATTACTGCCTTTCAGGATCTGCTGAAGGAGTACACATCGGATAAGCATGAGAATTACGATATGGTCGTGTATATGCCTCTTGGTGTCTTGTCTTTCTTGTTGACGACTGAAGAGCTAGAAGAGTTGTCTGAAGATACAGATGACAAGTTTTGGAAGGCTGTTCCTGGGTGGTTTAATTACAGAGTTCAATACACCAAGGAGCATGGATATGATAGAGAGCACCTGAACGAACAGGCTGTTTCTATTGGTAAAAAGCTTGTATTCTCTGAGGAATAATTTTAACAAAAACGGTCAAACGATCACTAACGATAAAAATATCTGATACCATACCTGCGTTGAACATTGTAGTCCCGATTCATTTTGAAGGGGGGTTGGATGCAGATAAAGATTGTTAACGAGACTTTAGAAAAAGTCTCTGAAAACGAATCTTTTACTATTTACAGAGTAATTGAAGATGCAGAACAAGATTTGCTGGAGAGCACTGTCGAAGAGCAAGGCTGACGGCTACGGTTATGCGTCATGGAAGATTTCCTCTGGGTTGAGAGGCTTGGCAATGCCAGTCTTTTACCCAGAGGAACTTTCATGTTATGGGGGAGTTTCCGAGCGCAGCATAAATATTTCTCTTGATACAGGTCTTACTTATCAGTCCATACCTGACTTCAACAATATTGATATTATGATCAACAACACTTTGCCTGTTGACTATAAGATTACACCTTCTTATAATATTGGTTTTAGTTACTGGGAGACTGATACTTTGCCTCCTAACTGGAAGTCAAGGATTTTGGAGTGTGATGAGGTTTGGACTACCTCCTCTTGGGCCAGAGATGTTTTTATTGAAAACACTGGCCATACGAATGTTCATTCTTTTGACCTCGGTGTTAACACTGAAATATTCCAGCCGAGTTTAGAAACTGGCTCGGATAAAGGTTTCATTTTCACTCATGTTGGAAGTCCTTCGCTAAGAAAAAACACACAAATGGCAGTTGATGCTTTTGTTAAGACTTTCGGAAACAATAAGGACTTCAAGTTGATTATTAAGTCAATTGGTCCTCCTGATGCTAGGTATCGTGTGGGCGGGATGAACTTAGGCGCTATTTCTCAGCATCCTAGGATTGAAGTAATAGATTACGAGATTTCAGAACATGATCTTGCTGATTTGTATAGAAAGACTGATTGTCTGATCTATCCAACAATGGGTGAAGGGTGGG